GCGAGGTACCCGGGGTTCGAATCCCTGTCTCTCCGCTGAACGTGCTGGACAGAAATGGTCAGCAAACGGACAAAAAGCTACAAATCAACGATTTGTGGCTTTTTTTTATTGCCCGAAAGTCCGGCTTCCAAGACTTCAAAAGTACGGTAAAAGACAAAGTTTCGTTACTAAATCGTTACCTATTCCCCGCCGGACAAAAACGGTAACGATTTGTCCTCAAATGACCTGAAAATGACTTGATTAGTCCATAGTCTGCATAACTCGAAAACGAGAGGTGAAAATTAATTTTGCAACTAAAAAAAGTGAGTTATGAAATCGACATTCAAGGTTCTTTTTTATTTGAAGAAAGGTTCTGAAAAGAAAAACGGCGAGGTTATGATTATGGCACGCATCACCATAGACGGCAAACTTTGCCAGTTCAGCACGAAACAGAGCATCCAGCCCGACAACTGGAACACGGCTGCGGGCAAAGCCAAAGGCAGGGATGCCGGGAGGATAAACGCCCTTTTGGACGACATACGTTCTTCCCTGAATACCATTTACCACGAAATGCAGCGGCGTGACAACTACGTGACCGCCGAGAAAGTGAAGAACGAGTTCTTGGGACACAGCGAGAGTCACGAAACAATCCTTTCATTGTTCCAAAAGCACAATGACGATGTGAAGCAGCTTGTGGGCATATCCAAGACGATAGCGACCTACCGCAAGTATGAAGTGACCCGCCGCCACCTCGCCGAGTTCATCCGCAGCAAGTACAACGTATCGGACATATCCATAAAGGAGATAAGCCCGATGTTCATTACCGATTTTGAATTATACCTGCGTACCGCCTGCAAGTGCGGCTATAACACCACCGCCAAGTTCATGCAGTTCTTCAAGCGCATCATCATCATTGCCCGCAACAACGGCATACTGGTGGGCGACCCTTTCGCCAGCTACAAAATCCGGCTGGAGAAAGTGGACAGGGGTTATCTGACAGAGGACGAGATAAAAATCATCCTCAAAAAGAAAATGGTTTCCGAACGGCTGGAACACGTCAGGGACTTGTTCGTTTTTTCCTGTTTCTGCGGTCTTGCTTACAGCGATGTCGCCAACTTGCGGCAGGAGAATATCCAAAAGTCCTTTGACGGCAACCTTTGGATAATCACTAAGCGGGTAAAGACCAACACGGACGTGAATGTCCCCCTGCTGGATATTCCCAAGATGATTTTGAAGAAGTACAAGGGCAAGTTACCGGACGGCAAGATACTTCCCGTAATCAGCAATCAGAAGCTAAACGCCTACTTGAAAGAGATTGCCGATATTTGTGGAATTAAAAAGAATTTGACATTTCATCTCGCCCGGCACACGTTCGCCACAACCACCACGCTGTCAAAGGGCGTACCCATTGAAACGGTGTCCAAGATGCTGGGACACACCAATATCGAAACGACACAAATCTACGCCCGCATCACCAACAGCAAGATAGGCAGCGATATGCAGGGGCTTGACAAGAAATTTGTCGGCATCGAAAAGATTTACAAGGAAGTCGCCATGTGAGTTTTTAGTTACCTATATACCGTTGGTAACAGAACAGGTAACGATTTCGGTAACAAAATTCCACCTAACAAACTATATCCCAACAAAGTACATTCTTCCACCTTGCGGGCAGTCCACCGACTACCCGCATTTTTTATATCCCTTTCCCACTGGCACATTCCCCGAAACGCCAGCCGTGCCGTGGCATGGCTGACTGTATTTCGTGAAAAGAGCCGTTGGAAACCCGCACAAGCGTACCGCAAGATAAACTTGCCATACCCTTGCCTTTCCCGCTCGCATGGAGTGTTCCCTAAAAGACGAAAGAGAACAGGCACTTTTCCCCTGTTTCCCTAAATGTAAATCTTCCTCATTATGCAGTCCCCCAGCCGAGACAGTCGTTTTAATCATTTCAATAGGCAAAGGTAGTTACGTGTTCTTCACGATTTTGCAAGGTCGAGCCGTTCCGGTTTGGCGAAAAAATCTTCCCTGCCTTGCGAGGTATTTTTTGCCCAAAACCCTGCAAACTCTAAACACTACCCTTTTATGCCTATGTGAAACGAAAACGACCGACCCGACCGGAAGACGCATAAAAAAAAAGTCGGATTTACGGGAAACAGGAAAAAAGTTCAGTGAAACTTTGGGCTCCCTCACCTCTCAAATCCGCATAAAATTAAAAACTTAAAAAATTACAGGAATATGGAAGCAACGACATTATCAGCAGCAAGCGTTTATGTAGGCACTTATGCCAAGTACAACAACGGTTCATTGTTTGGGGCATGGCTCAACCTTTCGGATTATTCGGACAAGGAAGAATTTTACGAAGCCTGCCGGGAACTTCACAAGGACGAGGAAGATGCGGAATATATGTTTCAGGACTGGGAGAACGTGCCGGAGGGCTTAATCGGCGAAAGCTGGATTTCAGAAAATTTCTTTTCCCTGCGTGATGCGGTGGAAGATTTGAGCGACACCGAGCAGGAAGCCTTTTTCGTGTGGTGCAACTATAAAAGCCGTGATTTGAGCGAGGAAGATGCGGACGACCTTGTACGGGATTTTCAAGACGAGTATCAAGGGGAATATGATGATGAAGAAGATTTCGCCTATGAAATCATAGAAGAATGTTACGACCTGCCGGAGTTCGCAAAGACCTATTTCGATTATGAAAAGTTCGCCCGTGACCTGTTTATGTGCGATTACTGGTTTGATGACGGCTTTGTGTTCCGTGCGGCATAACCAAATACTAATTCGGGCGGGGTGTCAAAGCCCTGCCCGCTTAAAACAACCAAGCGATGAAACGGAAAAGCATTTATAAAATCCTTTGGCGGGTGTTGCTGCTCTGCCTTGCATGGCGGTTCACCAGCGTAGCCGGAACAGGCACGGCGATAACGGCGTATATCGTATTTCGTGCCGTCCGTTTCCTGTTCCGTGTCTGCCTTTCAGTCCTTTATACGCTTGGCGTGGCTCTGCTTTTTATACTATTGCTTTTCTTACTGATATTATAACCATAAAAAATAGAACATCATGCGGTCACTTAACAAAAACGGGGTAAGCATCACCCAATCACCGGGAGAAGAAAAGTTCGTGAAATGCTGTTTAGGGGCTTTCAGGGGACAGATTTATTATCAATATGACTACCGCCACACGGACGGCGAACTTTTCAGCACGGTAGCCAAAACGCTGGACGAGTGCCGCCGCAGGCGTGACGGGTGGATAGCGAAGAAGAACGGAGTAATAAACAAGTAAATTTCAGGGACATGAAAACGACAGAAGTAAACAAAGAGCTTATCGGCAGGCGTTGCGAGTGCATTTTTACGGGCTTAATGGTAACGGGTGTTATCGAGGATATAGAAGACAGCGAACATTCGGCGGCGGTCAAAGTCCGTTTCGACCACCCGCACCAGTGGGGCGATGATTTGTATAATGATGTATGGGCGTGGGGGCGTAAAACTGACGAGTTCGGCACGCTGCATCATTTGCAACTGCTGGTAGATAAGCCGGACTTTCAGATTATGACGGTAGTTTTCGGCGAGCCAATCAGCCGGATAGACCGCAGTGTTTTTGAAGATGTGGAAACGTGGGGTGTCTGTTCCCTGCAAGGCTGGGTAAACAGCTACGAGAGTGTCCGGTTTGTAGCCATAGACGACCATACGGCGGTCATAACGGGCGAATATAACATGGAACAGGTAATGGTGTGGTTAGAGAAATACACGTCCATAAAGAGCCTTAAAACCAGTTAATAGAGAACGGCGGCTGTTTGCCGCCGTTACTTTCTTCCATGAGCCTGCCAGCGGGTGAAGAAAGTAACAAAGAAGCCTTTCGTTTCCCTATCATGGAAACAGCCCGCCGATGCTTCCCGGCGGGCTGTCTGCCCAACATTTACGCTTTGCGTATCATTCCCTATTCGGTGTTCTCTGTCTATCCTTCATACCGGATGAATTTTACACCAAGTATGCACACGGTTTCTTCTTCCTCGATGTCATATTCCCATGTCCGCTTATTGACAAGCATTTCCGTGTCGCTGTCAAACCATTCCATAACGGGCATATCCTCTTCTTCGTCCACCCATTTGAAAACCTGATTGGAGGGCGTTTTCCACAATTCAGCCCTGTCACGTGCGGAAATACAGTCCTTGTCCACGATAATGATGTCACCTACTGCCGGAACTATATC